ATAACTCCGTGGTAAGTGCCACCATCACTTAAAGAATCAGTGGCATTAGACATAAATGCGCCATTTATACCTGGGCCAAAGTATGTTGGGGTCAAGCTTGTTGACCTTAGATCTGGAAGAGATAGTTTAGTAGCTGTAGCAGAGTTTCCTGAACAGCTACTTGCTGTGGTTGCTGTGGCAGCATTGCCCGTACAACTACCCGAACTTCCATCAATATTAATACCAGTTAATGATTGTGCTGCACTCGAACGATTAAATGTTATACTAGTTGTACCAAGATTAAATGCTGGGATATCTGCGGCAACAATAGCACGAAATGTTGGAGCACCAGCTGAACCATTAGGAGCAGCTAAAATATAGTTAGCTGTCTTACTAGCATATGGATTTTGAGTATCGCCATATCCACTTGCCAATCCAATAGAAACTGCTGCTGATCCGTTATAACTAGTACCACTTAACGGACTGCTAATAGTCAATGCATTTGTCACTGAGCCAGCACTACCTGTGGTATTTTGATTTAATGTAGGAAAAGTACAATTGGCTAAATTACCACTTGCTGGTGTACCTAATGCTCCACCATTGTATAACAAAGTGCCTGATGTTGGTAATGTTACGTTGGTTGATCCTGTGGATGTTAGTGTAACAGCATTTGCTCCACTCAACGTTAAAGATGCACTGGCTACACCTAAATTACTGATAGAGTTGGCGTTCGCATCTAATCCACTCTTTACTGAAAAACTTCTTTTAGTTGCCATTTGATTCCCTTTTCCTCAAATTTAAGGCTAATTAAACTGCTATTGCTTTAATGGCTACATTGAATGTTGTTGCTGCATTTGTTGGTGTAGTTAATAATCTAATATTACCTCCAGATATATCCATGTCAAATGTGGCCAAAGCGGCTGAAGAATATATTTCACCATACTCTGTCATATATACTGTTGTACCATTATGCACCGCTAATATCTTAGTTAAATGATAGCTGGTACTACTGGTTATCGATACTAAAAATTCCACACTTCTATATGTGGCAATGGCCAATTGAGCAACTACTTGATTAGCTGTTGTTGTGGTTGTTGTAAGTGTGGCAGTATCTTCTAATAATAAACTATCAATTGTAATGCTACCCGCAGCAATTGATCCAGTACCAGTAATTGATGGACTACTGATAGTTGGACTTGTATCTAACACAGCCTTACCAGTACCAGTCTTGTCTGTGATTTGATATGCATTGATTTTGAATACATTGCCAGTACCAGCAGTATCAAATGTCTTGTTGGTGAATACATCAGTTGTGGCTTTACCAACTAGTGTGTCAGTGCTTGTTGGCAATGTCAATGTGCCAGTATTACTTATTGAGCTAATAACTGGACTGGTTAGTGTTTTATTAGTTAATGTCTGTGAATCAGTTAGTGTTACAACTGTACTATCTATGGCAATAGTTACTGCACTTGACCCGTTATAACTGCTGCCACTTAGTCCTGTTCCAATAGTCAACGCCGCAGTTGCTATGGCAGATACCGTAACACTACCACCTAGATTAACCACACTTCCGTTGATTGTAATACTATTATTAGTTAGTTTACTATTAGATATTGATCCAGCTAACATGGTATCAGTTACTGAGCCAGTATCCCCAGTGGTCACAATAGTGCCATTTACGTTTGGAACTGTTAATGTACGAGTAGTTGACGCTCCAATGCTACTGAGTTGAAACTGCATTTTTTTAGTGCCATCAACTTCATCTATAAAATATGTTGTGCTATCGCTTAAACTCTTGTTAGTGAACGTTTCAGTGCCAGCCAGTGTAGCCAATGTGCCTGTACTTGGGACTGTTACACTAGATCCACCTGCTTGAGCAGTTAATGTTAAATTACCTGTACTGATCGTTAATGTACGTCCACCGTTATTAACTCCAGTACCACCATATGTTGAAGTAATTACAGTACCTTGCCAAACACCAGTACCAATTGTGCCTACTGAAGTTAGGCTTGAACTAACTACTGCTGATCCTAATGTTGTGGCATTGAGTACATCAGCATTATTGATCTTAAAGGATTTGCCTGAAGCAATATTCCAATGCTCACTACTGGACCAATTGCTATTGGTACTATCCCAAATAATAGTTTTATCTGTGGCACCTTTAACAGTAATACCTGCTCCATCTGCTGTGGTGTCTGTGGGAGAACCAACTTTGGCCAGTTCAATGTTTTTATCAGTAACACTTAATGTAGTTGAACTTAAGGTAGTTGTATTACCGTTGACTGTTAAGTTTCCACTAATTACAGTATTACCACCTACACTTAAATCTCCATTAACAGTGGTCGTGCCGCCATTGGCACTGCCTATGTTTACGTTACTTGTAGATCCACTTGCTCCACCAGTGCCAATGTTGACTGTTTTGGTTATGCCGCTAGCATTTACACCGTTTGAAATATTTGTTGTACTGGCTGCTGTTCCAGTGTATCCAACTGTTAATGCTGTTGAACTGGCAAATGCACCAAATGTGGCACCGCCATCTATACCAGTTGTAAATGTAGGACTAGTTCCAAATACCACTACACCAGTTCCAGTTTCATCACTAAGCACACCGGCTAATTCACTACTACTTGTTGCAGAAAATACACTTAGTTTGTTGGAAGTGTAGGTCACGGTGCCGCCTGCACCAAATGCTACACTACTTGTATCAGTACCAGTGAATGTTAATGTATTGCTGGCAGTTAGAGTTTTGCCATCTGCAATGGTCAATGTTGATCCAGTTGCTGGCGCTGTTATTGTGACCTTATTGATTGTTGTAGCAGTGGCAGCTCCCAATGTAGGTGTTGTTAGTGTAGGACTCGTAGATAATACAACGGTATTGCCTGTACCAGTTACCGCACTTATCCCTGTACTGTTAATTTGTAATACATTACCGGTTCCAGCTGTATTAAATGTTTTGTTGGTAAATGTATCAGTGGTAGCTTTACCAACCAATGTGTCAGTGGCTGCTGGTAGAGTCAATGTGCCCGAAGCTGTAGAACTAGCTTGTACTAGAGTAGTTCCACTAGTCGATCCTGCAAAAGTAAGACCAGCACTGGCAATTGTTTTATTAGCAAATGTTTCACTATTTGACAATGTGGCCAATGTGCCAGTTGTAGGTAATGTAACACCAGTTGTGCCAGTACTCGTTAGTGTAACTGCATATGCACCATTCAGGGTCAATGATGCACCTGTTACACCTAAATTTGAAATAGTATTAGCATTATTATCTAATCCATTTTTTGCTACAAATCGTTTATTAGTGGCCATATTTTATTCCAAGTTATCTAGTATTATATTTATTGTTATACTGAAATTGCATTGATTGAGACCTTATACACAGTATCATTAAACACTGGTGTGGTTAACAATCTAATATTATTAGCTGAAATATCAGCAGTGAATGTGGCCAATAATTGGCTAGGGTTGGACAAGATCTCTCCGTACTGTGTCAAAAATACTGAAGCACCATCATGCACTACTAGAATCTTTAAGGCATGATAATATGAACCACTGGTCACTGATACTGTGAACTCTACAGTTCTATATTTTATACCATTTACTGTGGCTGCTACTTGATCTGTTGCTGTGGTAGTTGTGGTCAGCGTACTTGAATCTATTAGAACTGTTTCACTATCTAATGTAAGTAGACCAGCAGCAATGGATCCAGTGCCTGTGATGGTTGGGCTGGTCAAGGACTTATTGCTAAATGTTTCAATATTATCTAATGTGGCCAATGTGCCTGTAGTTGGTAATGTTATATTGGTTGTAGCTGTAGCTGTTAAATTAGTACTATATGCTCCTGTAGTAGACAAACTCCCGCCTAAGGTCAATGTATTGGCGCCATTGTTAATGCCAGTGCCGCCATATGTAGGGGCAACAATTGTGCCCTGCCATGTACCAGTGCCAATTGTGCCCACTGTGGTTAAACTAGATCCAGTTACTCCTGAACCTAAACTTGAAGCTGATAGTACTTGTGTTCCATTAATCTTATAGACTTTGCTAACAGCCAAATCTAAATTGTCACTGCTGGTCCAAGATGATGTTGCTCTTTTCCAAACAAAGGTTTTATCATCAGCACCCTTTACAGTGACTCCGCCGTTGTCTGCTGTATAGTCTGATACACCGCCAATGTTAAATGTAATTGATCCCACAGTATTAGCATCGTCTGCTTGGAAGGTAAACGAAGTAGTATTCAATACATCAACTACTCTAGCATTAGAGCCAAATGCGCCAACGCCGCTGACCTTGGACAACAACATTCCACCAGTGATCCCAGAAGTACTAGCTAATCCAGTAATTGTTGACAAGCTGGCGGCGTCAGCAATTACGCCAGTTTTATTATTCAATGCAGATATCACACCTAATTGAATGTTTTTATCAGCTATGGTAAGTTTGCCAGAAGTTATTGCAACTATTCCACCTAAGTTGACATTGCCATCAACGGTTAAGTCTTTAAAATTAAGACTGTCACTCCAACTTGGTGCAGAACCTGTACTAACTAAAATCTTATTTGCTGACCCAATGTTTAACTTGCCCAATGAAGTTGTACCATTGGCATAGATCATGTCGCCACTAGTATAGCTGGTTAAATTAGTACCACCCTTGTTAACTGGTTGAGTAGTATGATTAACTGAATCTAATAAGTAGCTGCTGTTGTTTCCGTTTACTGTGGCAGCATCAATCACATTGTCTTTAATAAAGACTTTACCAGCAGTGACTCCATCACCTATGGTAAATTGATTTTTACTAAATGCTACCACACCACTGTTAGAATATAGTGCGTCACCACGAGTTCCATCTACTGGATCAATGTTTACAGTAACATCAGCATAGAAATTGTTAGTGCCACCGTTTGTGAAAAAATCACCTGTTAAACTTAAAGGACTATTAGCACCTGTTTTTAAAGTTTGAACAGCTCGAGCCCAACTGCTATCACCTCTGAGGAAAGTTCCAGTATTGGCTGTACCAGTGGCCAATCTACTTGTATTGATTATACCGCTAACTATGTTGCTAGCATCAATGTTATTGGCGCTTAGGCTACTCCAGTTAATAGCCAACGTAGATCCAGTATTAACCACTGATGTAATTTGTACATTTTGTAAAGTAAATGTAGCTGAGCCACTGCCAGTACTGGATAAGTTAATAGGATTAAAAGTTTGTCCATTTATACTGGATAGTGCATCTGCTTTTAATTGATGTAGGGTAAAGCTATTTGTAGTTTCAGATCCAATAAAATAAAAATTACCAGATGGTATGCCATTTGGTAATGCTGCACCTGTTAGGCAAATAGGATCACCTGTGTTAAATCCGTGTGTTGGCAAGTAAATAGTATCTTTGATTAGATCAACTGCACTTACAGTTAAACTCTGTGTGCCTGTGCCACTACTAACAAATGCAATCTTATTTTGTATTGTGTAATCAGTACATAATTCAATAGTGTCACTATCATATACTTTAATATAATAGACACTGCCACCAACTAAGCCACCTATATTAACATAAGGTGATGATGTATATTTTACAGGATCACCATTGGTAAATCCATGACTGCTAATAGTTATTCTACTATTAATATAGTCAACATTGCCGCCTACTGAAGCTGCATTAAATGACTTTACTGAGTTTGTAGTTAAAGTGACAGTATTGATTAGTGCGTTATTATCGTAGATATATTCTGGAACAACACTACTTGCTGTAAACTTTTGTGAACCTACAATGTCTACGTATAGCCTTTTTTGTATGCTAGTTACTCTAATATTAAATTGAACAGCATAAGTACCACCAATATTAGTATATGCAGCACGTATTTGATCGTTAACAGCATATCCACTGCCACCTCTAACCAAATAAACATTAGTCACTGAACCATTAGTTACTGTGATGTCTGCTATAGCGCCTATGCCAGTTCCAGTAATTGATACTAAAGGCACATTAGTATAAACTTGGAACCCTGATGCTGGTGTATATCCAGATCCACCTACAATATTTGCATTATCAAGTGAATAAAGTACACCGTAAACTGTACCAGTGACCGTGCCTATTGCTTGATAATTAGCACCAACTACTGATGTTATGCCTGTAAAATCATAATCTTTTGAAGGATCTAATACTAAAAATTGACTGGGCTCTTGTTCAGACAGAATATAGTTAACAGTTTGCCCAGTAGTAACTGGGCCTACATTACTAGGAGTGACTGATTGATTAGTGTCGCTTGGAGTACTGTCACCATCAATGACCAATGTGTCTGTGGTATTAAAGGCAGCATTGAATGTGGATTTTAAGTAGCTACCCACAGTTATTAATGTTGCAGCAGCCACATTGCCTATGATAACGCCTTTAGCTCCTGTGGTATTTTGTACTACCACTGTGCCATCTGCTGCTGTTATAGCACGATCTAAAGTTAATTCCTGTATGCTATATGTTTCTGTAGCAAGGTCTCCGTTTAAGAGATTTACTGCTGGAACATTTTCAACTTGTACTAATCTACTATCATATCCTTGACTACGATAACTTAGGAAGTTTCTAACTGGTGGGATCAAATCTGCATTGAGCTGGCCCAAGCTGTTTAACTGTGGGATAGCACCAGACACATTGTTTGTACTAACACGCTTGTCAATGAAGTCACCTAGTCTATTTGCTAGATAACTCTTTACTGCTAATTGTGTGCTTAGCCTTGTATCCTTTGGACCGCCTACTTCATTGTCACCTAAGCCAATGTCTGTACTAAACTCCTCAATGGTCACGTTACCTACAGCTAATCGCAATGCAGCCAATGCGCCAATTGTAACTGTGTTAGTAAATGTTACATTACCAGTTTTATTTTCAGCTTTGATGAAGTCACCAACTTTGAAGTCACCAAGTTCGTTAGTACCTGAAGTATATACTCTGCCAGGAAGATCACTAAATTGTTCGTAATCAGGATCACCTTTGCCACCGTTTTGTGGTAAAGCATTATAGTCCGTACCTGAACCCGCATACTCCCAAGAGTGGCTACTACTATTAACAATACTAGGTCGGTGTAACCAAATTTGTTTTTCTGGTAAATTACCTAAGTTTATCAACTGTGTGCCATTGGTCACTGGTAATATTTTTACGTCTACTGTGTAAAGTGTATTAATAGAATCATAAGCATTAACTACTATACTGGCAACAGGACTGGCTGAATGGTCATAATTGATAATGCTAGTATCATTAAACGGTCTTCTTGATATTACATTGTTTACAGTAACATAATCTAAACTGACTATTAGTTCATATGTTAATGGATCGTAAGTATAAACATATGCTCTGTTTGGACTACCACCAGTTTCGCCTTCTACTACTCTACCTGTGACAAATTTATAATCGCCGGCATCTAAGGTTAATTTTTGATAGTCAGTGTGACTGTCAACAATTGTATCTATATAAAACTCTTTGACATTTTTAACAAATCTTTGTTGTCCAGTACTAGTGCCTAATATATTAACTCTAGAGGTTAAGCTGTTGTCATAGAACAAGCCAAATTGATTTACAGTAATAAAATCTACATAATACGTTTGTTCATTTGTTAGGCCAGGAACAGTTGCGAATGTATTACTGTTATAAATTACTTTTTGACCGTTTAATAAACCGTGTCCAGTAATATTAAACACATTGTCACCAGCATCAACAGAAGTAGCAGCATTAAAGTTAACGTAATCACTAGCTGATATAGGTTGATAGTTAGCTGAAATATCTCCCACATTACTATAAGATATACTAACTGGGGCTGATGCAGGATCATCAATAATGCCAATGATAATGTCAAACTTCTGTTCTACAATAAAATCTATACCTAAGTCCACAACAACGGCCATACATTCTTGTTTTAGGTATTCAAATGCTGCTATATTTTGAAGTGTTTGAGCTGTGAGTGCAGCTACATCAGCATTGGCATAACTCAGTCCAGCTTCAACTGATCTGCTATTACCGCCTGTTAACACATCGTTAGCCACTGCTTCAACTAGTAGGCCAACATCTCTATGGCATTTGTCTTCATCATAGACAAAGCCTGATGTAAATGGACTAATATTACCATTTACTTGTATGGTAATCCAATCTATAACTGCTGTTTGTAGTCTAGTTTTATTTTCTAATAGATCAAAATAGGCATTTTTATATGCAGTATCTCTAAACCTAATTACATAATCCTGCACAGGCAATTGACCAAAACCAATAGCTTGAATAGTTTGTTGTGCGCCATTAGTACCAGTACCAACTACCACACCTCTATTGAATGAGAACGCATTGGGACTATATCCACTAGCTCTGAGTGCGTACTTACCAAAGTTAGTAGCACTGTTGGTAATACTTAAATATCCACCGCTTTGGCAATAGCTACCATTTAAGCAGAAGATTTGGAAGCAGCTAACAATCTGTGCATAAGCATCGTTGATCACACGCCAACCTGTGCCACCAAAGCTCAACATGGTAAAGGCGTTGGCCACCATGGATTTGCCCTGTTCTGGTTCTGGACCTTCTACTGGATTTTCTACTTCATTTGGGTTTCTTGGCTTGTTAGGTGTGTTAACTTTATTGCCGTCGACCAATACACCATTACCACCTAAGAAACTGATAATACTACAGTTTTGAATGTAAGGGGATATTGTAATAGTAGGACGGGTGTCAGGCATGTTTGTATAGCCTGTTCTATCACAGTTTGTGTCAGCGGGGTCATCAAAACTCACAGCATAATCAAATGTGAATTGAGGTGTTCCGTTGATGTTTAGATTATCTCTAAAAGTAAACCCAGTAAAGTAACACGCATTACGCACACGCAACATATCTAAGTTGGCGTTTAATGGGCGAATGTTACAGGCTCTTAGTCCAGCACCTTGTACACTGACATTGTCTGGAATGATAATTGGGTTGTCTTCGTAGTATTCACCGTTGGCCACACTGACTACAAGCTTTTTATCGTTAGGCTTGCCATTCGCATCATAGACAATACCACTAGCTATTTGCAGAGCACGTTTAACTGTTTTAACTGGCTTGTTAATACCGTCGTTAGCATCGTCACCATAGACATTGCTGACGTTTACCTTGCCGCCACCAAATGCATCAGGGCTGACAAATTCTAATTCACCAGTGGCATTTTGTCCTAGTACATATCCGTCCAATCCCAATGCTGGCGGCAATGTCATTGTGTAAGATGACAACAAGTAATCAGGTGCTTTGAGGTTAACTGATGTTACACCATTTGTGGCAAGCTCTTTAAATTTAAGTTGGCCAGCATTGTTAATAATTTGTTCATCAGCTTTGATCGTAGTACCGTCAACAGTTGATGGGGTTGTAGCCCCTATTGGTGTACTATTAATCGTGCCGCCGGTGACTGCAATATTAGTAAAACTACTGGATCCAGTACTAGTTACGTTGCCAGTTAGATCTCCACTAAATCCAGTAGTGGCTGTGATTGTAGTGCCCTTTACTGTACTTGCTGTTGTTGCTCCAATTGGTGTATTATTAATCTTACCACCAGTAACATCAATATCGCTGAAGCTACTTGTTCCTGTACTGGTCACATTGCCTGTGACATTGCCAGTTAAGTTACCTGTGACATTGCCTGTGACATTGCCAGTTAAGTTACCTGTGACATTGCCTGTGACATTACCAGTTAGGTCGCCACTGAATCCAGTGGTAGCTGTAATTGTAGTACCTTTTACAGTAGTTGGATTTGTAGCACCAATTGTTGTAGTATTGATACTGCCACCAGTTACAGTAATATTGCTGAAACTACTAGTACCAGTACTGGTCACATTGCCAGTTAGGTCGCCACTAAATTCAGTAGTGGCTGTGATAGTAGTGCCTTTTATTGTAGTTGGCGTAGTGGCACCTATTGGTGTATTATTAATCTTACCACCAGTAACATCAATATCGCTGAAGCTACTTGTTCCTGTACTGGTCACATTGCCTGTGACATTGCCAGTTAGGTTACCTGTGACATTACCAGTTAGGTTACCTGTGACATTGCCTGTGACATTACCAGTTAAGGGTCCACTAAATCCAGTAGTAGCCGTAATTCCTGTGCCTTTTATAGTACTAGCAGTAGTAGCACCAATTGGTGTATTATTGATACTACCACCAGTTACATCAATACTACTGAAACTACTAATGCCAGTGCTGGTCACATTGCCTGTGACATTACCTGTGACATTGCCAGTTAAATCCCCAGTCACATTGCCAGTTAGGTTACCAGTTGTATTGCCAGTTAGGTTACCAGTTACATTGCCAGTTAGGTTACCACTAAATCCACTAGTAGCTGTGATGGTAGTACCCTTTATGGTACTGGCAGTTGTAGCCCCAATTGGCGTAGTATTGATACTGCCACCTGTTATGGTAACATTGCTAAAACTACTTGACCCCGTACTGGTTATATTACCAGTAACTGAACCAGTAAAAGTTGCATTGGTACCATCAGTTCCGTTGTCTAAAACCTTAGCATCATTATTAGCAACGATATCACCTTTTAAATCACCTGTGACATTTCCTGAACTATTACCTTCAAATGATCCTACAAACTTATCTGTGGCAGTGACCACAGTACCAGTAATTGTAGTTCCAGTAATACGGAATGGTATAGTTTTACCAATCTCTGTGTTATCTATAGTACCAGGTGTACCTGTAGTTGAATATATTGCTACTTCATTAAATGTGCTTTTTTTATTGCTGTTAACTGATCCAGTGAATACAGCATTAGTTCCATCATTGCCATTTTCTAATATTTTACTAGTGCCATCAGAAGCATAAACGTCGCCAATAAGTCTGCCCGTAACTCCTGTGGCAGTGTTAACAGTTCCAGTAAATACAGCATTAGAACCATCTGTACCATTTTCTAGTATCTTTGTTACACCATCAGCAGCATAGATATCACCAATTATATTGCCAGTGAATGTGGCAGGGACGCTAGTGCCGTTGCCATTCTCTAATACTTTGGTTGTGCCATTACTGGCATACACATCACCTGTCAAGTCTCCTGCGACATTCCCAGTTAGGTTACCTGTGACATTACCAGTCAAGTTACCTGTGACATTGCCTGTGACATTGCCTGTGACATTACCAGTTAAGGGTCCACTAAATCCAGTTGTAGCTGTGATTGTAGTACCTTTTACAGTACTTGGGGTAGTGGCACCAATTGGTGTGGAATTGATACTACCACCCGTGATTGTAGCACTACTAAAATTACTTGATCCTGTACTGGTTATGTTGCCTGTAACATCGCCTGTAAATAGAGCATTAAGTCCATTAGTGCCGTTGTCTAATACTCTTATACCATTGGTGGAATATACATCACCTCTTAGGTCGCCTGTGACATTGCCTGTGACATCGCCTGTGATGTTAACATTTAAGGATCCGCCATTACCTGTTAGATCCAATCCAGCTACTTTGAGAGTACCGGCTACATTGAGGTCACCTTGTATGCCTACCCCTCCTGCTACTGTTAATGCGCCAGTAAATTCATCAACACTAACTTCTTCAGATAAGACACTTACTGTTACAGGATCCTGTATTTCTAGTAGATTTTTAGTTATATGAACTGTTAGTTCATCGTCATTATAAAAGTTGAGTTCTTCTGAGTCAGTGGCATCTATATAAGTAGTGCCAGCATTATTTCTAAATCTTCCTAATACTATAGCATAGTCTAATTGAGTCCAAGTCTTTACACCGTCGCCTATTTTAAAATTCTTATTGGTTAGATCAATACCAATCTCACCTTGAGCAAGTTTAGGATTGATTCTGTCCCAGTTTACTAGGGTGTCTCTTCTTAGCTGTATTTTTTTTGCCATTCTTGTCTCCAGCGATTTGCTTGGAGACTGACTCCAAACCGCCCATAAAACTATTTATTAAGAACGGCTTGGTTATTAAATGAGCTTAGGCTAATTGAATTCCGCTGGTCTTGCTTAGATATTGCTTGCCAATATCATCATCTGTTCGAGCAAAAGTGATAACTGCTGTTCTAGCAATGGCATACTCTTCTTCAGGTCTCACTGTCATCATGTATGGAACCATGCCCATACCCTGCTGACTCATCATTAACACACTGGGCTTGGTAACATAAAAATTGATACCATCTTCACGTACATAACGCCCAAGAATCTCTTCTCCGCTACTTACTTTGAAACTGATAATATCATTGGTTTTAAACTTATTTTCAACTAACATTTTTATCCTTTGTATTGTTCGAAAAACTCTGCTGGCTTGCTGTCTAAACCTTGAAACCCACCTGGTAATAAGGTCGTACCATCAAAGATCTGTGGCACACTACGCAAACCTTGATCCATTAAGAACTCCTTAGAGTCAGGATCATCTTGTACATTGATTGCTTTATAAGGAACGCCTTTACTTTCCAATAGAGCTTTAGCTCTGTCACAAAATGGACAGTTATTTTTTGTATATACTGTTAACATTACTTCTCCTTTGAAGGATTATAACATGGGCAATTCATCATAGTCAATACTATCGCCCATAATTCCTATAACATAATTAGTCGACTCGTTTTCCTGCAAAGCAGTCTGCTTTTTACTAGTATCACTATGCTTGTTAAACCAAGGAATAGGAGTGGTCTTGGGAGCAGGACTCATATACTTTAAACCAATATCCTTTAAGGCTGCGGCTGCTGTATAATCCACAAAGTCTTTTAGAATGTTGGCATTTAATCCAATCACTGGCCCTTTCTTAAACAAATACTCTGCCCATGCCTTTTCCTCTGCAATTACTGACAAGTACATAGCATATACTTCTTGTTCACAATCCTGCTTGGCCTTGGCAAATCTTGCATCTTCCTTAACTACTTGATTGATTAACCAAGCTGTCCAGCCTTTATGTAATAGTTCATCTTGTAGGATTAAACTAATAATATTGCCATTACCAATGAAGATCTTGTTCTCTACCATGGCTAGGCTGGTGGCAAATGACACCATAAACCTAAATGCTTCTAGGGCATAACTAGCATTGAGCGCCATCCAGATAGATCTAATATGTACAGTTTCATTAATTGATTCACCAAGCTCTTTATGACAATTGATCATGTGTAATTCGTCATAGTAATTGCCCACATTACTGGCCATGTCTACTATCTCTTTGGTGTCATGGATAGTATTAAACACATCTTTAGGTACATTATAGATATTACGTATGATATGACTATATGATCTACTATGAATATTAGTTTCAAAGAAACTCCAATTATACATCAATGCTTCCATTTCAGGTAAACTTACACACGGCGTGAACACTTGTGCTGGGCCACGTCCTTGTATACTATCCAAGGCTGTTTGACGTAATAGATTACTGGTAAAGATATGTTTTACACTGTCACTGGCATCTTTAAAATCGCTGGCATCTTTGGTCAAACTGATTTCTTCTGGAACCCAAAAGAAACCACGTGCTGTCTGTTCAAAGTCTACAATCTTTTTATATTTTACTTCTTCAAAACGTTGAATGGTCACTGGTCCGGCTGGATCCAAAAACATTTTGCGATTTAAATAGTCTGTCTTAGTAGTTAGGTTATATTGTTCTTTACTCATAATTTACAGGATTCGCAGTCCTCCTCAATTAATTCTCTTTGATTATGAAATCCATTATAATGTACTTCAGGTGTGGGTTCGGGCATTTTACTACCTTGCTTGTCAATTAAACTATAGTACAGTGTCTTCAATCCCCAAATGTGTGCTTGCATTAGGTTCTTAGCAATTAATGTGCTAGGCACTTTACGATCTGCAAAATGCTTGGGACTATAGAATGTATTGGTACTGATGCTTTGATCCACATAGGCAGCCAATACTGCTGCTGTTTTCAAATAGCCAACGCAATCTCGTTGTTCCCACATAAGTTGATAACGATTTTTAAGCCTATGGTACTCTGGAACAACTTGAATGAAACTGCCTGCTTTACTTTCCTTCACACTGATTAGGCTCATGGGCATTTCAATACCATTAGTACTGTTAATGACCACACTACTGGACTCCACCGGAGCAATAGCCATCAATGTGGCATTGCGTACACCGTACTGTTTCATATTAGCACGTAAGATTTCCCAATCAAGTTCTGGTGTAAACTCAGCTAATTCATTTACAGCACTGGCTCTGAGTTCCCAAGGAAAAATGCCTTGTCCATATCTTGTCTTATGACTGTCCTTACATGGGCCACGTTCTTTGGCCAACTCCACAGTGGCTTGAGTTAAGTAGTAGGCTTGATGCTCCATCCAACTTTTAACATCTTGTAAGGCATCCTTATCACCATACTTATAGCCGCGCTTGGCATGCCAATAGGCCAAGTTAGTTACTCCAATGCCTAATGGTTGGATTTCGTCATTGCTTAGTTTAGACTGAATACTGAGGAAGTCCTGATAATCAAGGATGTTGCATAGGCTGCGCTGGAGAATGCGACA